GCTTCACCCGGTAATGCATTGAAGCTCGAATCCTTGAGGATCGCCTCACCCTTGATCGTGCTCTTCCCAGAATCTTTGAGTGTTAGCTCTCCGGCTATTGCATCATATCCGCTATTTGCCGTCACAGTATAATCGATGGTAACTCTCGCACGGCAAGCCCACCATCCCCCGTCGGCTTTCCCCGTCGCTGCAGATCTGAGATTGATGGAAAAACCAGTTAACCCCTCATCATTCACCAATGATGCACTGATTCCAGTCCACCCCCATGTATCGGTTTCCCAACCGGATGCGGGGATTGTATCCATCGCCTTTGAACTCAAATGCGCACTGTCTTTCGGATCTCCGATAAAAGTCTGATTGTGTATCAATGTGAGTTCTATGTTATCATCCGACCCGTTTTCATAATGCCATAGCTCGACCTTTATGCCGTTTATTGTGGCCGAATCTGGTATCGCACCGAATCCGTTACCGGACGAGAAATAACCTCGGACATGGTCATTTGCTGAGGCGGTGGTTCCGCAATCTGATTCGTCGCCATCGAAAATAGCAGTATTACCATTTTCCCAACTGAGAACATATGAATCGAGTTCCTTCGTAAGTTGAGTCATTTCACTATCTCATTGATACAGTATAACCACATCCGGCAGGCGGGTATCTTCCGGTCTTTATTATGTATTCCTCCCAACACCGAGTCGAATCGTCGGCTTTCGGGAAATCCAGACACTCGCTGTTCCAATAGTCGATGTCCTCTTGCGGGACGGTTTTCATATATTTCTTGTCGTTCTTGGAGATCGCCTTGTGGATGCAGCAGAGCCTTCGCTTCTGAGCATCCTCGTTCATGAGATATTTGCATTCCTTCTTATCGTTCAGAAGGCGAGGGTTCTCCATGAGCGTGATGCAACATTTTCCGCACATGTTGCATTTACCAGTGAATGACAATGTCTTATGCGTATCCGATATTTCCACCGTTCTTATTTCGTCGTTGAACAAATTCGCTCACCTCCATCTGATTGCGATTCAGTTCGATCGGAGCCATCTTCCCGTCGTCCGTCGGTCTCATGTAATTCGTACTCAGATTGAAAGATTCAATCATCTCTCCGCTTTGCATCAAGACCTTGACGTATCGAATCATGATCTGCGTCAAGTCGTCTATTTGCCATACGGCATTGTTGCTCACCGTCCGGTTGAAAACCTGTCCGGTGCGAGAGCTGAAACCACTTATGCCTGACCATCCATAGGTCAGGCTTTCAACTAACTTGCTTTGTGGCATCGAATCGCCTTTTTCCTATGTCCAATCGAACCCGAGCGTGAAGTAGAACGAGTTGTCTCCTGGGACGGCTAAATTGCTCCATGTCACGAGCATCGTGACGGCCTCATAGTATCCATCTTCGACGATGCCGTCCTCTGCATCGCCAAGCGTTTTCTTCGTGGTGCCTCCATGACCGGGGCTTGCGGGCCAAGTCCATGCTCCGCCGTCAAGCCAATTCCCTTCACCGTCTGCCGTGTATTTCCCCGTCCTCGCGAATCCAAGATAGATCGATGTGTCCGTCGTATCTACGATATCTTTGGTTGTCCCCGTCTCGTCATTGTTGTCCCAGATCGTGAGCTTCGCATTCGTGAATGGATTGGCCGAGTCGTTGTTCACCATCTTGATGCGCATTGACTTGTCTGAGGTATTCTCAACGGCCTCGAAGCTTATCTCGACATCGGCAGTTGCCATGACGTACCATTCCTCATTGACATCGCTTCCCGATCCGGGTATCTGACATGCTGTCTTGCCCGTCAGGAATGGTTCAAGATGGCTCCATCCTGCGTCATCGGTCGGATCGTCCCATGTCGGCGTTCCTTCGCTTCCCTTGTTCACTTCCCAAGTTATCGTCGGTGCTACCATTACCTTCCGCCTCCTTTCTCTCTCAAGATCAGCTCGAGCTGCTTCGTGAGCTTCTCCTCATCCCTTCTGTTATTGTGAAGTGATCGGAATGTCTTATCCGCTGCATTCCGATATTTCACGAGGTCATTCGGTGCTATGCCTGCATGTAGGGCATCAATGACGGCTCTTTGTAGGGCGTTGTTCGCTTTCTCTGCTTGCTCGAAGGGCGACATCGGCACTGATTCCGAGACGACGATGCGCTGGAACGGTGGGTCATAATGCGTGATTACGAGAGGCGGTTGCGGTTTTCCTTTTTTGAAGATACCCATACAATCGCCTCACTTCACCGACGGATCATAGATGATGATGATCTCAAGGTCGCCTGCCGGATTGACAGCCTTCCCTCCAGCCGTTCTCGGCACGAGACCGAGATGGAATTCCGGCGGGATCGCGTCAGTCGCATCCTCATCGAAATAGATGATCGGCGATGTGAGCGGCACATCAAGTCGATAGAGTTCCGCGCCTCCGATCTGATGCCCGTCTGACGGTATGTCGAGATCCACTTTCGCGAGATAGTCATCATTCTCAACAGCCGCTTGGTTTTCGTCGTCCTGACTGAAGAAGTAGAGATCGAAGTCGATGGTCTCCTTCCCGATTATAGCGGCGGAGAGAATCGCGCAGCGTTTGATCCTCTCTGGTATCGGTATGTGCTCCCAATCGATCGCGTTCTGCGCTATCGCTGTGGTGAAATGGCTCGCCTTGTCCGTCCTGAATAGGTGCGCCGTGAGTATTCTCATGGCGTCACCTTCCGTATGCCTTGAACTTCGACACCACACCTGAAAGATTGACGACTGCGGCGACTTCGGTTCCACCTGAGACATACGCCTTGATCTTGTTGTTCGCCGCGTCCCAGATGAGGTCGTAGCCGTCGTCGGGCTCGAACTCCACGCTCTCGGGCGTCTGCATCAGCCCGAACTTCTGATCTCCCGCAAGGATCGCGTCGCCTCCTGTCGCATAGCTCGTGGACATCTGCGCCGTGCCTGTGCGCGCCCGCTTGTTCCGCATGGATATGATGCCCTTCGGCACCGCGTCCAATGTCATCGTGACATTTCCCATGCTCAGTCCTCCTCTTTCATGAGCTTCAGGTTGAAGCGCTTTTCGATCTTCTTCAATGCGCGTCCCGATAGATTCTTGGATGCAGCTTTGATCTCCGCCTTGGTCGCCACGATCTCGACAGCAGATTCGTCGAGCTTCAAGAATGTCGCGAGATTCTTGTCCACCGGTTCAGGGAGCGGCTCTTCGACTCCCCTGTTGTATGTCGCGTATCTCGACGCTTCTACTATCGTTCCCGTCTCATCCGTGATGAGAAAGGATTGTGGGAAGACCTCGGCAGGGCTTGGTCCCATGTATTTGACTTTTGCCATGTTCTTTTTCCTCCTCATCAGGATTATTTCAGGTCTCTGCACTTGCCGATCGTGTGGAATCCGTAGCACAATGGGTCCGCGATCATGTAGAACATGCCTTCTCTCGCGAACTTGTTGAGCGCGAGCATGTCCTCGTCCCTTGCTCCGAGCTCCGCATACTTGATCGGCACGGCCGTTCCGAGCACGACGTACTTGGTGTTCCCATAGTAGATTCTTCCGATCGTGTCTGCGACGACATCTGCATCCGTCAAAATCGGATCGCCTTGGAAGCTGCTCAGCGAGAATCCGCCTTCCCTTCCTGACGCGGACTGTATGCCGTTTATCGCGTTGGTCGAGAACTCCGCGTCGACGAAAGCTTGCTGCGGCTGGAGCCACTCGCCCCATCTCTGATGGGTGTCGTCCCTCGTCAGCCAGAACGCCTTTCCGACATCGAGCACGCCGCTCGTCTGTCTCACGGTCCTCTTGAGCGTGTTCACCAGGCTCAGGTCGAAGTCCCTGTCCACATCGCTGTTGTGAAGCACCGTCGCGTCTGCCCATGTCACCGCTGACCGATCGATCGTCGTATAGATGTCGGCATCGCCCGCGTCAAGGCAGTTCGTCTCCTCGGACTGACTTGAGAATATCCTGTCGAGCGATTCGATCTCGTTCGTGATCGGCGTGTCCACATCCGCGAGCAGCTGCACATTGATTCCCTTCGTGAAGAAATCGCCCACGGCGTCGAGATGTCTCTGCCATGCGACGGCCTGACCTTCGCGCCTTGCAGCGATCTGCTGGATTATGCCCGCGTCGGTGTTCCTGTATCCGAGTGCTGGAACATTGCTCACATTCGCATATGCCGGTTTCTGAGACTCTCCGATCGTTCCAGCATCGGCCGACCATGCAACTCTGTTCGTCGGCGCACCCGTAATGACATACCACCCGAAGTCGAGCGGATAGCCGGGCTTCGGAAGTGCTCCGTAGATCGTTGGCTGGACATTCACATGGTTCCACAGATCGGCGGCGATGATTGCCGAGTAAGCGCCACTTGTCGATGTCAGTAGTGGATCATCGGCCTTCAATAGGCCTGGCCTATCCAATATCTGCCGACCGAAGAATGCGCGCCTGCCCATGTCTTCGCTGCCATACATTGTGATGAAGTCCGCCAATGTTAATTCGATTTGTGGCATTGTCAGAACCTCCTCGATCTCTCTGCACGCCTCTGGATCATCTCCTTGGGCGTGGGTATTCGCGATGCATGCTCTCCCACTCCTGTCGCCGGAGCCTGATCTCCCTTGCTCATTGGCGCTCTTGGCGTCTCCGCGAATCCGAGCTTGCCGTCGACCTTCATCTTGGTGAGCGTGCGCTCTACGATTCTCTCGACCTTCTTCTCGGTTTCTGCTGCCTCGGCTTGCGGTTCAGCAGGGACGCACTTCTTCTGCTCCTCATCCCATGCTGTTCCTTCCGGGCATGTCTGGTCCTGCGCTTCAAGATCGGCTGGCGGCGCTGGCGCGACGGGAACGCATTTCTGCTCCTCCTCATTCCAAGCAGTTCCCTCAGGACATTGCTCTCCTCCTTCGCCTTCGCCTTCACCATCTTGCTTGAGCGCTTTCTTCAACGCCTCGATCTCCGTCTGTTGCTTGGAGACTTGTTCGGCGAGCTCCGTGACTTGCTTAGCGAGATCGATCTTCTTGGTCTCGCCTCCCGAGTCCGTTGGAGCTTTCTTTTTTCCTCCATCGTTTGTCATTTCTCCTCCTCCGTCATAAACGGCGCCAAGCATATCATCGAGAGTTTGCACCGCCTTCTCGAAAGACGCCCCCGTCGTAATCATGTGTTCAACATGATCGCGGCAATGCGGACAATTTTTCATCATCATCCACACATCGGGGCGTCCCTTCTCCGTTGCTCGTCTCTCATTGATATATTCCTTGACCGTGATATCTATATCCGACAAATCAAATTCCTCCTTCTCCATCATATCATCAAATGGCATGATCCTAATCGTATTCGAACGCACATCGACATCGCCCTTCGCCATCCTGTTCACATAGTCGATGTTCGCCTCCTGATGCATCCCTTTTGGCACGGCAGAAAACTCATATATCTCAGGATCGATGAGCTTAAGAAAACAACGGCCCTCCTCACAGATTACCTCTTTTTTGCCGATATCGCCTGCGATCGAGAGCATGGATATTTCGCCACTTTTCATGGCCTTCCATACCTTGTCGTCGATCATATAGTCGTCAAAGACTTTGCCGCAGAGATATATCCCCTGATGGCCTTTCTTGTTCTTCTCCACCTTCCAGCTCGTGAACTTCCCGATGATCTGGTTAGTATGACCATAGACCAGGGGAGCGCCTCGCTTGAAAAACGTCTCCATCTGTTTGATCGTCTCCTCGACCGGGAGCAGCTCCTTGCTGCGATCGATTGTTCCGAGAGTCCCCCATCCGCAAAATACGCGCATATCGGATCCGGCTTTGCCTATTGACTCCCTCGTGTCCGCCGGACCATTATGCCAAAGCCATCCGCAATATTTGTCCACATCATCCGCGAACGATCGAGCCTTATCGGTGCATTTATCCCACCATGCTTTCGGAGGCCGCTCATCTTGTGGCATTATCTTACGCTCACCTCTTCCATTTCCACTTTCTTGAATGCTTCGCCCAACTCGCCCTTCATTCGTGTCTCCAGTTCATGCTCCGCCCAATTGCGAGCAGGGCGCATGAACGGCTTAGGCTGCGTCCCATGATGGTAGATCGACCATTGGATCGCCTTCGCGACCTTCGGCAATTCCTTGCCACTTATTCCGAGCTTTCGCTTGCACCAGCTTTCGATCACCTGATAGGGAGGCATATATTTCGGGTGTGGTTCCTCTGCGCCCGGCCCCGTCCCGAATTCGATGTATGGGGCATGAATGGCCGCCGCGACGACGCGCACTTCGAGATCGTCAAGTTTCGAGAAGTCTGCTTCAATGCTGTCCGCGAGTATGCCCTGATCGGAGATTTTCTGATCATGCAAGATACGCTGAGCATAAAGCGCCGCATCCGCTGCGACTTCGGCAAGAACCTCGCGCATGATCTTCTTGAGCTCGACGCTCTGCGTTTTCTTGTTCATCTTCAGTGTCGTCTTGATCTCGATCATGTGCTCCCCGTCCGCATGAATCCGTGCCTGCATAGTGGGTGAGGCGCCCAATCCCTGACCATCCAATTCGTCCCCATGAATCTCTGTGCCTCATCCTTGACGATCTTGCGCAAGATTTCCATTGGGACGCCTTTTTCTCCGCCCTCTCGCCTCACCCTTTGCTTGATGGATTTGCATAAATCCGATGTTCGATGATCGTTAGGACCGATCCAAGAATAGAGCCATTTGTTGTCAGGATCAGCGAACTTGAACCCCATCTCACGGCCCCGCATAGTGAAATAATGAGTCTCCGTACGCGCGATCCGTTCAAGCCGATAACGCGCCTCGTCCGCGATCGTGCGCATCTTCTCGGCCAATTGCTGCGGACCTAATCGCGTCTCGGCCCGCACATTCTCCTTGATGATCTCATTGAACTTGTTAGATACGTCCTTACCAAAATCCTTGAACGAATCCCATACGGGCGAGCCTCTAATTGCATCTAAGAACAATGTGTCCGGCGTCTCCGCCTTCGTGAATCGCCCTTCGATCTGTGACATCCCGAGTTGCATCGCCTCCTTGAATTTGGGCAATGCAATGGATGACATTGCATTTTGCAGATTCTTGGTCACTTCCTCAAGCCATTTCTTGACGGTTTCTCTTGGGGCGTTCATAGATGGCATAGTTGCGAGCATTGATGATAGTGCGTCCTCAAATGTCTTATCGAACAGCTCGTCCATTTCGATTTCTTCTGATCGGAGCTCTCGCTCTCCCGTATACGCCTTGCCCATAGTCGGGGGAGAGGGCGCGCCGCTGAATGGCTTATCAGATTGTGCATTTCCTTGAGGCTGCTGTGAGCCCCCCACGGGCATGTTGAACGACACGTCCTCAGTCGGTTCATCGCCATATATGAATTCTCCTTCAGCATTGCGCTTAACCGGGAAGCCGAGAGATCTCATGGTCATAGCATTCTGAATGAGCTTCGACTCGCGATCAAGCTCCGCCGTCTCATCCTTTTCCTCAGACGGCTGCAACACGAACTTCCATCCTTTGATGCCAAGCGTCTTGAGTATGTCCGGAAGAATCTCGTCATTGATTACCTTTTGAATGCGCTCGACCGCTCGATTCGTCACGAGTATCTGAAGGCCCTCATTGTTCAGGCCGCCACTCGTGCTCGTATCGCCCATGAAGATGTTACTCACGCCATAGAATGAGCTGATGCGCTCCCTGAGTTCGTTCCGCACCTCGGTGAACTCCATCTCCTGAAGCGACGGCATGAATGGGACGAATTCGATGCCTGCCTTCCCGCCCTTCTCGCCTGCGGGCTCGCATGCTATTGCGGGAATATGCATCGGATCATTCGCCATCTTCTCCATCTCAGCATCCCATTGTGACTGAAAGCTGGTAATGTTCATGGTCGTGATCGATACGATTCCCTTGACGACACGGGCCTTCTCCCATGTCATTCTTATCAGCTTGTTCATGGCGATCAGAGCCGTGACCTCAAACCACAAAGTCAACAGTGGGGGCTTGCCGTAGAGCAAGGACGGCCAATAGAGGCTCCTATGGAATATCTCGCCCTTGATGAACGCCTTGTCTATGTCTTGCTCGCTCCCCCCTCTGAGGGCGATGAAATGAACATCGTGCAGAATGAGATCGCAATCCTGAGCTTTGCAGCGGCCAGGCTCGGTCATGAGCACTTCCCTGTGCCTGATGCATGTCCAGAACTTCCCGCCAAGACGCCCCGTATTATCTGCAATTATCCTAATATTCCTCGGATCGACGGATACTATTTCCACGAGTCGCCGTTCAACGATTACTCCATCATCGTCGATCGCGTATTCCTGCCTCTTAAGATTGTATCCCTCATCGACGGTGTTCCAGTCATCTATGATCTCGCCAAGAACCGACTCTATATTCTGCCCATTCTCATTGCATCTCTCAAGCAGCTTCTTCGCATACTCGATCTCCTTCATATCAGGTTCGTGCATGATCCCGCCGCATTCGGGGCAAACGAAATAATCATCATGCTCTTTTGCATCCTCAGGGATGCTCTCATATTCCTTCTCGCAGCCTTGACATTTCAGGGCATACGCCTGCTCCCATATGGTGCCGCGCCGTAACACTTCACCTCTGACATTCGTGTGACAGGTCGCAACGACCGAATTCGCATAGGCCGCATCATAAAAGTTCTGCATGTCCTTGGAATAGAATGGTATCTGAATCTTCGAGCCCTTGTCGTATGATATGGCACCAATATCAGGTCGCCCGATCGCGTCGCCCATTGCCGCCTTTTCGAACGTATTGATATCGATCCAGTTTCTCTTTGCGCCATTGAAGATTGACTCTGATTTGTCTGTGAAAAATGTATCTCGGACTTTAGTTAGAATGCCCAAGAGTATCCCCTAACAAATATGTGTGGGGAATATTGTCTCGATTGAATATTTAAGACTGATTACAAATCGGATTATAAACTGTATCGCGCGCTACAATGGGCTATATGATAATTTTCGGCTTTGTTTCTCCTCGAGAATGCGCATATTCTCTTGCAACAGCTCCTCGACTAAAATGATCGTACGCCTCATGATAACGGAGTTCGGGGGCAGCTTGTTTTCTTTCACTTCCCAAGTACTGATTACCCTTGGCTTGATGATCTCCTCGATGATCTTCATCGACCGCTCGTCGAGGTCGAGCACGCAGTATCTCTTCATCGATCGAGGCAATTAGAGCACGTCCATAGGCATCCAGATATTTCTGCTGTTATGCTCATGTTTCTTAATCGCATTTTTCATTATCTCAATATCTCTCTCAATCTTGGCAAGCTTCTCTCCAAGTTCGATCTGCTTTTTTTCCAGTTCTTTCGAGTCCATCAGATCCCTCCGATGTCATCCAAACTTATGTTCAGCCCTTTATGATACGACCAGCGCAATCGCTCCCTCGCATGCCATAGCGCGTCAAGCATGTCATCATGCGTACCATCGGGGAAGCTAAGGAATTCATCTACGAAATCGTTGAGCCCATGCCTCAAGAGAAATCGTCCGTTCTCAAAGTCGGCACCAAGCCCCATGAGCCGCGTCACCTTGTCCCCCGTCGCCCTTTGTGAGATCACGGGCAACGCCGTCTCCCTGAGCAACTGTTGAACGGCTGCGATCTGATATGCATTGCTTTCGATCGCGATACTTTCGGGCTTCCATTCCTCGGCCTTTGATATTATCATTTTAAGCGCCGTCGGGAAATCCAATCTTGCCCGGTATATGTCCAGTATGTACCAATGAGGCTTCTTCACGCCGACTGTCACGCCAGCGGTGTAGTCCGCATGCGTGGATTTCGAGATCGCCAAGTCCCATCCCTGTATGATCCTTTCGAAGTCTCCTGGCATGTCATCGAAGTATTGGAGCCATTCTGCCTTGAAAACCTTGCCCATGATCGCCGTCGGATTGCATTGATATTTCTGATCGAACGCGAGCGCGCCAATCTCCATCCTTAT